CCCGTTCGATTTCCTTCCGAATAGTCTTCGTCACTGTTTTATATCCGACCACTTTGCATTGATCGACATAATTCAATCGAATGCTCAAATTATCCTTATCGCCCTTATAGCCGATATTGATTCCATCTACCTGCTTTTCCATTTTGCCAACGAGCGTGGTCACAAGAGCGAGAACTTGATGACGCTTTTCATCTGACCATTTATGATCGTAAATCCATCCCTTCGGATAGATTCTCAGATTGATTGCCCCATTACCGGAAACCATCAATTCAATGCTTTCTTCCGAAAGCTCATCTATAACTTTTAAACATTTTTCGATTCGTTCTCGATCAATCATTTGATTCTCCTTTAGACGGCCTCGGGCTCGTCTTATCCATTTTTGTTCCTTTTTTACTCATTTTAATCCTAGATGTCTTCGGATGGTATTTGGATGAACTTCAAATCTTTCTGCAAAAACTCGGATGGGAACTGTTCTATATCTATATGAACGTCGGATAATATCGTGTTGCTCTGCGGTTAACTTGCGATGCTCTCTAATTGAATTTTCAGATTGCGGAAGCCATCTGATATTACCAATCAAATATCCTTTTGATGAATCAATTCTATCAATGGTTGGAGCTGATCTGAATTCTGATCCAGTAGCTCTCCAATGATTAAACCATGGCTCAAGATATGACCGCGATTCAGAAAGAAATTTATTCCATTCATTGCGAGATAAAATTGGCAGTCCTTTATATTGCAGTCTCCCAGCTTTTCCTTTGCAACGCTCTAGCATTCCTGAATACTTGCGATTGAAGTATAAATAGAAATTATTCTTTGCTTTATTCCTATATTCTCTAGCATATTCCGGATGCTTGTCTTTCCATCGTTTTTTCTGATTCATAATTTATCCCTTAATGAAAGCCCAAGCATGAAAAATTATTTCACAACCGATGATGATAACGATAGGAACGGCGATAGCCGCGCACACCCATGGCAACACCTTATCCACAAACCTTTGAAACCGCGCGTCCGGCGTCATCTTGTTCAGGGCTTCCCACTTTTCGGGGGGCGTATAGAGATAATGAATCTCACGGTCAAAGTCTTCTTTCTGTAAGGGTGTCACGATTTAGCCTCCCATCGAACAGCTTCAGGTCCACACGCCGTAATTCCGAATCGCTCCAGATTACAAAAGAAGAATTTCTTTTCTCCTGTCACGGGATCGATATGCTCACTTTTCGGATGTAGACAACGCGGCATAAAGTCGCCGATCCCAAACCATTTACAATCCTTGCAAAGCTTCATGCGACCCTCCTGAACGGAAATTCTTCTTCGGCCATTTTGCGGATCAATTCAAGAATGTCTTCTGCACTCATAACCCCACCTCCGATACCGTCCATGGCGTTCAGGCGACTTCCTTGATTGTTTCAATAAATACGCGAGCTTCTGCTTCATTCTCAAAAAGGTAAGTCAGTGTCACCATGTCTCGCGCAAATTGACCATTCTCACTACTTCGGCGACTTCTCCCCCATTCGGGATGAGTTACTTTTTCTATCATCTTTGCTCGCTTCAATAACTCTGCCTCATCGAAAATGTGTTCCACTTAGGCCACCTCTATGTAATCAGACGTTCCGCGATAGAAGATGCCGTTTGTGAATTGAGCTAACAGGAACATCTCTTTGCCTTCACGATCTTGGAAGTAGAAGCAATACTCGTTGAAGTTTGTCATGGTGACCTCCGTGGAGAATTTGTCTTTCATGGTCATAGTCTACCACGTATTAGGTATAGTGTCAAGAACTATTTTACCAAATACTAATTATGAGTCTTTGGACCTATTGACCTAGTACCTTATATATGGTAACCTTTGAGCATGAACAAAACATCGTGTGCAAATCCGTCATGCTTCAACAAATTTGAGCCTAAGCCCTACTGGATGCGTTTTTGTAGTGGTAAATGCCGAGATCGGTTCCATTATCTACAAAAGCGCGATAAACGCAAGGAATCGAAGGCCGAGCCCCTTCCCGTGGCCCCTGATGCGGCGTGATGAACTCAAAAAAATTGCCAGCGAAGTGTGGCATACTCAAATAACTCCATGGGGAATCCGTTCAGCCATAAAAGAAGCTCAGGAATGTTGTGGGTGCGGTTGCGAACGGTGTGTATGGGAATTGTCATGGATCATCCAGCAACTGATGCGGCGTGAGCGATGAAACCTTATTTTTGCATGACTCAGGCTCTAACTCACAATATGGACTATATCGGCACTCCTCGTGAGGCGCGTAAACTATGGAAAAAATTTGGCATCGAAAAATTCGAGTTGGCCGATCCAACACATAAAGTGGTTTCCATTGGTTTCTCACCTTCTCAACAAAAATGGTACGGGTGGTCACATCGCGCTATTTGCTGTTTTGGAATCGGCGATACTGTCAAAGAAGGTGACTGCACCAATTCATCTGGTTTCATAGAAAGCTATTTGAAAGAACATCCAGAAGAAGATAAAAGATTGCCTATTGGATTTACAGCGAAAACTTTAGAGGATGCAAAACGTATGGCTATCGCTTTTGCTGAAAGTGTCTCTTAATACCCCCCGCCTGACGGGGACTTGAAATAGGGCTTGCATCTTTTAAAAACGTTTTGTAACTTAACGAAATGAAAATGATACCCTTGCAATCAAAATCCAATTTCCCCGTCAGATGCGCGGCTCACCTCGCAAGGGTATCTCTGCGCGCTGGCGGGGTTCTATATCAGGGGGGATCATGTCTGAAGAACAAGAAAAATACTTCGAGAAATTAGTTCCGATGAAGTCGCCGCTAGGCCGGGAATTTCTGGCATTGCAGACAGAACGTAACAAGCAAAGAGATATTTTTGGCGCGTGTGCTGACAAAATGGCCGCTGATACGATGCCCTACCGCCATTCCGAAATCGCTTTAGGCCGTTTCCTCGACGACATGATTCCTCTCATCACAAAACATAATCAGATATTGGCTCCCGCTAAAGCCGGACTTTTTATGGCCGAGCATGACGCTAAAAATCCGCTCTTTGGGCCGAAGCTCCGCATAGATCGACGATCAGAACGAATTATCTGGACACGGTTTCTCATTGAACGGTATCGGCAATTCGTCACGAAAGAAAAACTCAAAATGGTTCGTAGATATCATCCCCATTTGTGGCACGATCTGCGGCAGGCGTGGCGAGAGTTCAGGAAAGAAATTCTCATCTGGCAGAGTGGACATCAACCTTATGATGGATCACAGGCCATGCATTTAATGCTGGCCGTTCAAGTTAAAGCGAGGCTCTTGGCATCTGCCAATGACTGAGCGATTCACGGAGAAGTATTTGCAGTACGCTAATGAATTCACCGATTGCCCTGACCCATTCCTTCTATGGGGAGCATTGCTGGCTATTTCAGCATCCCTATCTCGCTGTACTTATGTCGCCGCAGGATCGTGGAATGTGGCTCCGCATATCTGGGTCGTATTGATTGGAAAGTCATCTTCTCATAAAAGCACGGCCATTTCTATCGTCGAAGATCTGATTGAATCCGTTGATCCGGAACGCTCGGCACCCCATGAATTCACATCCGAAGCTATTATTCAATCTCTATCGAAACAACCTATCCGTCTGTTCATTTTCGATGAAGCGAAGTCATTCTTCGATATGCTTGGAAAGAAGTACAACGAATCTCTGAAGTCTCTTTTTACAATTCTTTACCGCAAACCAAATTACACGCGCACAACCATAAAGCATGGCCTTTTAAATATCCAGAATGCCTATTTACCCATGGGACTAGCAACAACTCCTGAGTGGTTACGACAATCGCTCCAAGATGCAGAGCAGTCCGCTATGTCGGGATTCCTGGCGCGGTTTTTGATGGTGCCTTATACTGGAGAAGGGAATAAACCCATGTCATTACCCCCGCCGCATGATGCCGATAAGTTTAAAGTTCTTTCGGAGATGCTTTGGGAATACAAAAAGATTGAGCAGGTTTTTCATTACACCGATGAAGCACGATTGCGGCTGGATAAATGGTATCTGGACACAACAAAACGTGAGAACGATACATTGCCATTGTTGGGTCCATTCTTTGAGCATTTTAAGAATGAAGCCATTCATAAATTGTCGTTGATATTCGCTGTAGATCGAGGGGAACGCGAGATCACCTTGGATTCTTTTAAAGAGGCCGCCCTTTGCTTGCGGTATGTGGAAGATATGCTCCCTTCTTTGGTTGAAGATTTAACGGACAATAAATGGGACCGGGAACGCAAGAAAATAGCAGAGTACATTAAAGCCAAAGGGATCTGTAAACGCGAGGCTTTGGCTACTCATGTCAAGATTCATGGGGAGTCACTTACAAGGCACCTCATAGGGCTCGAAGCGGATGGAAAGATAGTTCAAAAGAAAGAGAAAGGTACCACGAAACCTATCTGCCTGTTGGAGTGGGTTGGGGCTATAGATGAGGAAAGGTAACTATTCGTTTCTAATGTATCTTTTAAGACGGTGTAGTATAGATAGATTAATACATTATATATATATATATATTATATATGCGTATATACGCTATATAGGGACTATGAAGAATCTATCTATCTATCTTTTTGGCGTGCCCTCGGGCTCTGAGAAATGAAAGGAGAAATACATGGAATTGTTGAAAGTGACGGAAGCGATGTTGGTTGCTCTTAACCACGCAGAATCAGCGATCGGGGTAGCCATAGCCGATGAAGATGGTTTGGATGGGGCGATTGGAGAAATGACGCTTAAAGAAATATCGCAAGCGGTCGCTCAATATCATCTGTGGGTTTACAGTCACACGCATCATCCCATGGATTTATCAACTGCTCCTCAACTGACGGCCTCTGAGCCGGGGAAGGGGGAAAAGTGAGTAGCTATGAAATATCAGTTTGCGATTTATCAAGATGCATTCAAGAAGTTAAAACTTCAGAGAGAATAGCTAAAAATTGGGTGGTGATTGAGGGCACGCTATGGGCCTTTAATCACGATGAATCACCATCTTTGGATTTAGCTTTCTGTTCTTGGGAACATTTTACGGAAGCGGCAAAACGTAACTTTAAGTGACGGAGGAAAAATCATGAGCGATCTGCGAGTTGACCGAATGTTTGACGGAGGATATTCAATTATTGATTCCGAACAGACGAAAGAATTAACCAAAGTTGTCGTCATAACCCAAAATGCAACGTATGAATGTAAGAAGCCCGACCAGTTTCAGACGGAGCGGAAAGAACGACATTTATATTGCCTTCACGGGATACATTCAACTTTAACCTGTAATCAATGTGGATTTGAACCTGCCACACCGCAATGTTCTGTCTGTCATACATGGCATGATCCCGATAAAGCCCATGCATGGACAGAACCCGCCAAGCCGTCGGCGGTGGAGGAGAAGATCAAAGAGATTGTGCATGAATTCAAGTGGTCTGGAACGCCTGTCTTTCGGAAGTATGACGCATTGAATGAACTCGTCGATCTGGTGCGGAAGGAGGGGAAATGTTGACGGTATGGGGAATTCTCGCTTTTGCCGGTATAGACTATGAAAGACTAGATAGACGAACGGTTATCGCAAACTCTGAAGAGATTTATGAACAGGCTTATGCGAAATATAAAGGCTGGGCCTGACGAAGAGGACGACAGATGAGTAGAAAACGAGCTTATTTTTGGTACATCTTTTCAGGGACTGTCACATTGATAGCCATTTTATGGGGATTATTCCGATGACTGCCAAGTACGAGGGGAAAATGAATCATGTTCATAGATGGGTGAGCGTCGGATCAACTGGAACTTTATGGGACCGTGAAGAAATATATAAATGCTCCGATCCGAATTGTGATGCAGAGAAACGGATTAAAGAATGACCGCGCCGCGCGAGGGGAAGTGTCGATATTGCGGTAATGTGTTGCTCGGCGATAGACGAGAAGAAGATTGCGTTTCTAAGCCTCTCTCCGCCGAGGAACGGGCGAGGGAAATACTTCGATGGATTCGTGAAACAACAAATATGGAGTTTTCATCAAAAGTCGAGGAATATCTGACCGCCCAGCTAGTCGCGTATTACGAAGAACACGACAAATACGATGCTCGTGAACTAGCTGCCGGGTTACGACGTTCGGAAGCAGAGGGCTACCGGCGGGGGATTGAAGAGGCGGCGGAGATTTGCCTTAAATATCACGAAGAAATAGATGGAACGGATTGCATGTGCGATGAGGGCATAGCGGCAGTCCAACTAGCCAAGCAGATCTCGGGGCTTGACAAGGGCGCGAAAGAGTGATATATCTAGTGCGTGCCGGGACAAGAATCTATCACACTCACTCGCACGCCCATCCAAATGCAGATCTATGCCAAGGCATTACTGGATATGGGCGTAAGTATTCGTCAAGTCGCGCGCAAGACAGATCTCTGCACAACAACCATTCAGGTTATTAAACGCCAGCAAGATTATTCACCCTTCATGCTGGATCAATTCAAGAAGCGATTGCCGTTTAAAGCTTACCAACTTGCTGACGATGTATTGGATTTGATTGATCGAGACGAGATTAAAAAAGCGCCCCTCGGCACGAAGATGATGGCGTTTGGGGTAGCAATAGACAAAGCGCGGGACATGGAGGGTAGCAACCGGCCCGTGTTTAACATCAGCAATATTGTAATGGATGCACAACGCACCTTAACGAAGCTCGACGCCCAATTATCAAACTTCTCAGACTCTATTACGGAACAAAAAGCGTTGACGGAAAATGCAATATAATAAACGTTATCGGAAGTGCGAGACAACTCTTAATATCGCCCCGACGGAGACTGATCCATCGCCGATGACGCGAGAGGGCACGCACGCGCTGGTGGAGAGGCATTACGCGCTCAAAATGGCTTTCCCCCGGCAGGTCGGGGTAGGGGGGGTGCCCGATCCCCATAGTCTTACCTCCCTTCCCTCTTTCCCGACGAAAAAAACAAAAAGCATCCTCGATTACCATCCCTCTTACCTCCGCGAAGATTGTCACTGCACCACATTCTCCTTTCCGCACTGGCGCATTAGCTGTATGACCGGCATCGACGGTGGCGACACTGACAACGCGGAGATCCGCCGTCGATCATGACCAAAACCAAGCGCAAACCGATGCAGTTATCCGATGAGGAACGCGCCCGTCGTAGTGAGCGGATGAAAGCGACGATGGCGGCGCGGAAGCCGATTGAGACGGGAGCGGCGTTGAAATCCATTGTCGAAGAAGTTCAGCCTACCCGTCGAGAAATGTCTTCCGAAGCCCAAGCTGTTGTTGATAGCATGGACCCTGCGCGTCGTGTGAAGCTGGAGATGATACAAGCGCGGAACTTAGCGACGTTAGCGCAGACGAAGGAGGGGCGGGAAGCGATAGAGCGGCTTGAGGCGCGGCATGTCAATGTTGAGAAGATAGCGGCGGCGAAACCCGGAGCGGTGATTCCTGTTCCTGACTTAGAGCCGCAGACGAGAGCAGACGTTCGGGCCGTTATTGAGGCGACGCAACCGCCAAAGTTGATAGTTCGTGAAGTCCCGATGAAAGCTCCGTTTCGCTTGACGGGGAGTCAGAGTGGGCAGATGATCAGTGAGTTAGGGAACTGTCTTTGTGGGGAACCGAAGTTACGGTGGCATCCGATATGTCTGAAGGTGCGGGTATGACGGATCGTGGGACGAGTGAAGCTCCTTATGCGACGAGGGCCAAGATTGAAGAATATCTTTTGCGCACGAACGGAAATGGCGAGATTGTGAGCACGCTGGGTCCTTGTGTGTGCGGGGCCGCGAAGCGGGAGTGGCACAAGATTTGTTTAAGGGAGAAAAGCCATGAATGATGAGAAGCGAGCAGAGGAGCGCGATCCTGGTGAGTATGAGCAGAACGTGGCGATAGCCAAGGGATTGACAGACGCGCCGATTCCTGTTAAAGAAGTGGTAGTTCATCCTGGGAAATGTCCGATGTGCGGTCGAGACAAAGCGAACACATGAGGGGCTAATGAAACAATTTATCGTTGGATGCGGGGCGGCAATAGCCGCTCTTTTTTTATGTGTGAGTGGTTATGCGGCGGGTGGTGGGCAAGTTCAGACGGATACCAGTTTACCGATTTCTCCGAATGGATATGTAGCGGCGAACTCGACGCCGAGTTTACGGACGGACGGATTTGACTGGGCATCGATTCAGTTGGTGGTGACGAGTGCAACGGTAGCGGCGCAGACGTTTACGGATGGATCGAAATCGACGGCAACGATTACGGTAACGAGTGCTCCGATTGGTGGATTTGTTTATCCGGGGCAGATTTGTATTGCTGGGGTTTGTGCGACATACACGTTGGGGTTGGTTCCGACGGCGACGGGCCAATACACGTATCCATACGATAGTAATGGTATAAGTTCCAACACGGCGCAGGGAATCTGCAATTGGATTTTGGGTAACAACCAGTTGCAGTCGGAGGTGACGTGCAATGCGCCGGCTGGCCAGAGTGTTATATATACGACGAGTGTTGTGAGCGGGATTGCGGCGAACTATCCTGTTTTTTCATCTTCTGCGACGCAAGTGGGATTTGGGTTTGGCAAGATCGGCAGTGGGTTTATGACGGGAGGGACGAACAGTGCGGTGCCTTATAACGGGACGCTGATTACAGTTTCTAATGGGAACGTTTATGCGACTGGGTTAGGGGTTTACTTATCCAGTTCTTCTCCGACGCAACCGATCTTTTACAGTACGGGGACGGTCGGTGCGGCAGCGGTAGCATTCCAGACGGGAACGACGTTTTATGCGATTTACAATAATTCGACACAGATTGGTTTTGCGACGACTCAGGCGAATGCTCTGGCAGGGACATATGTGACGTTTGTTTCATCGAATGGGGCGGCGAGTGCTGACACCTTTACGTTGAACGTTCCGACGATATCGGGAACGCCTGTTTTGAAATGGCTTGTGAGTAATGATGATCAGAATTGGCTTCCGTTTACGACGAGTACATTTGGTCAGACGGTGACTGTTCCGCCTGTGTTATCGACGTATTATTCGACGGGTTCTGTGACGTGGTCGGATTTAGGGCATTTGAATTCGAGCTGGTTTGGATTAGGGGTCACGGCTCCTACGGCGGGTGAGATTCAGATTCAGAGTCGCATTACTGGAAGTGCGCCGTAATGGATTTCGCGGCGCTTTGCGCAGAGTATCAGACGGATAAAGGACGATACGCCAAGTTTTATGAGGGAATGATGGAAGACTGGCGCAGGAGCGTAAAGAAGGTTCTTGAGATAGGGTTGGCGGGAGGGAGTTCGCTCCGTCTCTGGGAAGACTGGTTTCCGAACGCTAAGATTTACGGGATTGATGAGGACTTGACGCGGATGCGGCATTATCGGAAACCCGAATGGACGTTGGGCGCTATGCGACAGGAAGACATTCCGTCGGTGAAGAAGTTTGCGGAAGAGAATGGTCCATGGGACGTGATTGTGGATGATGCGGGGCATATTCCGTCGTTGGGGCACATATCGTATCTGATTCTCAAACCATGGACGGATGTATTTGTGATTGAGGATGTGAGAGATGATCATGTAGGGTTATGGCCGAAGGATCTGAAACGGCATCAGTTTATTGGTGAGAACATTTTGGTTTTTGTTAAGGAGGGCATTCATGCCTTTAATTGAGGGGAAGAGTGAGAAATCATTTCACTCGAATATTAAGGAAATGGTGAAAGCGGGTCATCCGGTAAAGCAAGCGGTGGCGGCGGCGTATTCGGAGCAGAGAAAATCCGAGAAGAAGGAGAAAAAATCATGATGGGACCGAAAGGCAAATCCGATTACGGAAACGAAGCGCAGATGCCGGAGCCGCAAGAATATCGTGAAGCGAACGGTGAAAAAGACGTTGTGACGGACATTCCGACGATGGACCCGTTTGAATTGAAAGCTCCTGAAGATAACCATACGCCGAATATGGGTGGATCATCTAAACCCAATTACGGAAAACACGAAGGACGCGGAAATGGAGGGGTGGGATTATGATTCCAAAAAAGAAGGAAGACTACACGTTCCCGGAAGGGGCAGGCCGTCCGTTTGAGATGAATCCTCGTTATCCGATTGAAAAGAATGACGCAGAACGGCAGAGGCCGATTGTAATACATCTTGGGGAACTGAATGGGCAGACTACGGCAAAAGGGATGCCGAAGAATTTTATAAGGAAGGCGGGGCGTTGTCTTCCGAGTTTTGATCGGTACTGGACAACGGATGAAATTGCGGAATACGGTGATGAGGATTTTGATATTCAATGAAGATGCCGAAGCTGGACGTGGATGCCAGCACTCAGAAGTTGCTTCGGAAAGATCCGCGCTTAATGACGCCCGAGGAGAAAGACCGGGCGCAGGCGGCGATACTGGAACAGCGGGCGGCGTTGGTGGAGAAGGTTAGGGTACTGAAGGATTCGGACCCGTTCTGGTTTTACGAGCCGACGAAAAATGAGATATCGAGTACGCAAGCGAGTTTCCTCAAAGAATTTCTACGACCAGACGATATTCCTATACGTCTCGATGCCGCCGTGGATGTCCATGCGTGCGAAGCGAACATTATTGGAGTATCTGGAGGGAACCAATCCTCTAAGACTACTACCTGCACCATTGAAGACCTCATCAAAGCATGTCGAGTTATTCCTGAATCGCTCAAAGGGATCTATCCAGAAACGAAGCTTCCTAAAAAGAAGCTCAACCGCATCCGTATTGTCTGCGAAGACTATCAGAACGGGATTCTGAAACACAATCTTCCGAACCTAATGCATTGGACGCCTCGCAGTTATCTAATGGATGGTCGGTGGGAGAAGAGTTGGTCGGCGGAGAAGATGCAGTTGACGCTTGTGCATCCGGAGGAACGTCAGATTTGCGCGACCATCGAACTGATGACGAATAATGCAGAGGTTGGGACTTTTCAAGGTCCGCCCATAGACAGAGTACGCTATGATGAAGAGCCCCGCGAAGACATATTCGACGAAAACCTACACAGATTCGTCACCTCGGATCACCTCGACATAGCCTTTGGTATGACCCCTACCAATGGCTTGTCGTGGGTGTATGATAGGCTCTGGAATAAGGATGATATAGATGGCAAAAACTCAATACGATGGTTTCAGCTCTGTTCCATCAGCAACCCAAAGGCCAATCTCAATACTCTTAGAGAGATATGCAAGAACATTAAGCGATACGACGAACTCAAGATGCGTTTACTCGGAGAATGGATCTCTCTCAGCGGATTGGTCTACGGCACCTATTTCAAGCGACGCATTCACGTTGTCGCGCCAGAAGCACTTGGGCTCGGTAAAGGTGTCTACATGGATTGCCATTGCAATGCTGGTCGTCTCGGTGATTTATCTGTTGATATCGCTGAACTCAACCATGCGGTTGATTGTCCTTTTATCGAGTATGTTGCTTTTCTCGGGCTTGATCCGCATGAAGTTAAAGCGACGGCGGCTGTTATTGTTGCCGTCAATCGAGACGAAGAGGTGTTCGTAGATCGGTGTTATAAGGGCGAGAAGACTTTGAAGGCGGTGAAACATGATCTTAATTCGATACTCGGACTGTATCGTTACGGTTTCGGGAAATGCGACCCTCACGCGGACTCCGACAGGACGGCTTTCGATAACATTAATGCATGGAAGATACTCACCAAAGGCGAAAACCCGATTCCCAACCTCAAGAAAGCGGATTCATACAAGGGATCGATCCTTGCCGGTGTCGATATTATACGGCAAATGCTCGTCGGCTATGATGAATCGCATCCTAAACTCAGGATCATAGATCGGCCTGAGAATGCGGAATTGATTCACAGTTTCCGAACGCTTCAGCGCGACACGTTTTCAAATGAAGATCATCGGGGGGCTAAAGATGCTATTGCTGAAGGTAAACATGATCATCATGCAGCTTTACGCTACATACTGCAAAGTCCGTTACGGTGGTATCCATTAGAAAGTCTGATATCGAAAGATATGGAATATGCACAGGAAGCTATTGAGACGGTAGCTTAATGGATCATACAAATCATCAGATTCCAGATGTTATCGAAGAACGTCAAACGATTGGTCGTGATAAAGAATATGCGATTGACAAGTTTGTCCATGATTTTATCCCTGAAAGAGAAATTCCATTTATTAAGGCAAAGATGGAAATAGAGATTTTTATTCGGTGTCGTTTGTATAGAGCTATGAAGGAGGCTGAATGTCAGGTAGTGATGTAGCTTTATCCTTTCCGGCTGATAATCAAGTTGAGTATATCGGCAAGCCGGGGACTGAGGAAGAAAAGCTGGTCCGACGCGGTATTGACATTATCCGCATGAGTCGAAATGTGCGAAATCTGGTTGAGTTCCAGTGGGCGGAGAGCAATGATCTTTACGATTCAAAATTCAGTAAAAAGGAAATGGCCCATTCAGAATTTCTGGGTGTCCCTCGCATTTTTATCCCTAAGACGTATGCCCAAACTCAGCGGATGCTGGAAGAGATTTTAGAGCAGTATTTCTTCGATGTTGAGGAGTTTTGCAGTATTCGTAGCTGGAAGAATGTTCCACGTGAAACACTCGATATCGTCAAGGCTCTTATTAACTACCGCCTAAACGATCATCCTATCCAGTCTTATCAGGAAGTTTATGAGTTCTGCCAGGACGGTATTAAAAACAAGGTTGGGATCTTCAAAGTTTATCCCCGCTTTAAGATTGCCAAAAAAGAAGGACGCAAGTTTCTAGTTGATGAGAACGCCAACGAAGTGCCTCCACCCGACACTAAGAACATTGAAGATCTTGTTCAGTTTTTCTCCCCCATTGTTGAATGTATTCCCTATGAGGATGTGTTCCTGCACTTTGAATCGACGTGGAAGGACTATTGGCGTAACCCAATTGTGCATCGAGTAAAAAGGAGTCGGGACTACTGTAAGAAGCGCGGATACGACAACGTTGATTTAATTCCTTGGGCTGGGACATTTCCAGGTACGGATTTAATCAAGATGCAACGGAGCTTGAATCAAGGGAGCCCATTCAGCGGTGCGCCAGAAGATATAAAAGAACAACAGTATATTTGGCTCTACGAATGCTGGGACTTACAGCCTGGTAAGTTCGGGTACTTGGAATCTGGGTCTTTTGTTCTTGGTGGAAGTGCTGAGAGGCCTATGGCATTAATGAGAGGATGGGTTAAGAATGAGCTTCCTTATCAATTTGATCCCACGGAGCCAGTCCGACCGCCGTTTATTGTTGGAACTGCTTTCCCAGAATCCCACGGAATGTACGGAAAAGACCTTCCTCAAGTTACTGAAGGATTGCAAAAAGAAACCAACGCTCGTTTTAACAGTGAACGGGAGGCGAGTGCCCGTGCGCTTAGACCTCCAGTCCTAGTTAATCGGGGAGCCAACGTTGATTTAATGGCACTCATGATCCGCAAAATAGGAGGGGTGGTGCAGGGCAATGACATTGGACCGGAAGCTATCAGAGAAATGGAAATCGCAAACCCCATACCCATCAGCCTTCCGGGCCAACAGAGAACAGATCAACTTTATACTGAAATCAGTTCAATCGGACCCGAGCAAGTGGGAGCATCTCAGCCCGGCAGTGAAGATCAGAGTGCTACAGCTTCAAGCACTCAATCTACAAATGCCAGCAAAAAAATGAATATGGTCATACGGAATTTAACCCAAACGGGTATAATTCCGATGCTGAGATTTCTTCTTAGGCTTGAGCAGGAATACGAGTCGGATGAATTGATTGAGCAAGTCACAGGGAGGGTTCTGGGATGGAAGTTCGTAAAAGACTCGAAAGGCAATCACGTCGGGCCGCGTCCAAGCGTCGTGATACAAGGGGATTTCGACCTTCAAATCAGCGTCGGCATAAACAAGCAGAATCAATTGGCTCAATTGAAGACAATTACGGAACTTGGGACCCAAGCGAATGGGACGCTGGTTCAAGCTTTACAGGTCCATGCCGTAAAAGCTACGGATGTTAAATTCTTCAATTCGATGTGGGCATTCAAGCAGATGGCTAAACTTTTAGGACAGAGGGATACAAGTGAAATGTATTATCCGGCAATGCAACCTCCTCCGCCACAAAGAGCGCAGGGTGGTGGAACGCAATTGCCGAGTGCGCCGGGAGTGTCCGGGCCAATGAGCCCGGCACAAATGAATATTTTAAGTCCCGGTTAGTTCTTTAATAATCCAACGTCGTAAGCGAAATGGAAGCCGTCTAGGGCTATTTAAAAGGAGCCCTAGAAATGTCAAAGGCGAAAAGGAATAGATGCTATACAGAAAGACAAAAGAAGTTTATTCAAGAATTAAAATCGAATCCATGTGTCGATTGTGGAAAACGATTTCATTTTTGTGTTATGGATTTCGATCATCGAAATCAGTTCATAAAGCAATCAGGCATATCTCGAATGATTTCACATTATGGTCGAGCGACAATTTTAAAAGAGATTTCAAAATGCGATCTTGTTTGTTCAAATTGTCATAGGCTGAGAACTTATAGACGTTTAGTTCTTTAATTTAAAACGTAGACGAAATCGGCAATTCAGGTGCCTGAATCACTTGAGTTGCCGATTTTTTTTATGCCGAAAATGACCGCAGAACAGCAGGAAGTTGAGAACTTCATTAGAGCCACAGCGCAACAGGCGCAAGGATGGCAAAAGGCCATTACGGCTGATGAAGACCTTGAACGATGGGTGAATGAAGGGAACTGGACTTATTTTCGGGCGAAGGTTCTTGACGTGATTGAAATGGCGGCGTTTCGGACTATCAAGAATCCTAATTTTAACGTAGCAGACGTAAACCAAGTCGCGCAGTTCAAAGCACTATGTCAGACTATCGATCTGATTGAATCTGAAATCAATCGACGCTTGGCTACAGTGCAAGATGCTCGTGACCAGCTCAAGAAGTTAGAAATAGACGCTACCCTGACTGGGCGTGTCGAGGAGAATAAAAATGGTAACTAAAATCAAAGATTCGGCTACCGCTGAAAAAGCGGCGTTGAATTTGAACAAGGGGTTAGAACCGACTGTACCGACTGAACCGAATGCGCCACGTGAAAAAGGAACGACTGAACGCCTTTTCCCTGATTTCATGACACAAGACGGGGGAATTGTGAATCGGCCTGTCCCGAAAGACGTGCCAGCGACGGAAACGGTTGTTGTAGTGGCTCCGACCCAGACACCTCAGACCCAAGCACCTACCGCACCCATCTACATCAAACCAGAAGATATGGTGGGCAAGATGGCGAAATTGAAAGTTGATGGAGTCGAACAAGACGTGCCAGCCGAAGACTTATTTAAGGTTAAGCAACTAGAACGCCACTCGATCTCTCAATTGGAACAGTTGGCGAAGGAACGGGCTCAACTGGAACGTGATCGCGCAGAGTTTTTAGCGCGGAATCAAGCTCCTATTGAACCTCCAAAACCGATCAAACAGGAGAAGAAATTACCGGAAGTTGAGGCTCTAGAATCTCGTCTTGCGCAGATGGAGCAATCCATAGCGCAGGAACGGGCTATTTTGATGCCTCAGATTCAAGAAGCCGGGATTAAACGGGTAGAACAGATGGCGAAGGAGCGGACGGGATTTGACGATTACCGGGCCTATCACGAAAGAATCAGGCAGGAGGCTTTCGCTGAGGCGCAGAAAGCGCAGGCAGCGGGTGATATGCAGGCAGTCAAATTCTTCGATTCTGACGGTTTTTATTTCCAGAAGTATCAGGAAATGAAACTTCGGGATTTGTCTGCAAAACCCATTCCGACAACTCCTATTAATCCGCAAGCTCCTGTTCTACAGACTCAACAGGGAGCTCCCGTTATTGTGAATAACAATGGTGAAGTACGGAGTATTCCTAACTTTGAGAGTTCCAGTGGCGTTCCAAGTTCGCCTAGCGAAAATCAGAACTGGCAGGGCACGTATCAGTCCCTCTTAGCGAGGGCGAAAGCAGATCCTACAGATCTTAACTGGATGGCTGTAATGCGTCATAAATTCAGAGAAGGTCAGCAGTAGGTCGGCTTAGAGGAATTCAATGGCACCTCCTACAAATACGTATCAAACGTATCAGGCCATCGGAAACCGGGAAGACTTGATCGACATTATCACCATTTTGTCGCCCATGGATACCTGGTTTACGAGCAATACCGGCTCGACACGTGCAATTTCGACGTATCACGAATGGCAGACTGACGTTTTAGATACGCCAGCGGCGAACGCACAGATTGAAGGTAATGACGCGACGGCTGAAGCGGTGACGGCGACTACTCGAATCGGGAACTATACCCAGATTCTATGGAAAGTGTTCTTTGTGTCTGAAACGCAGAGAGCGATTGTCGCGGCTGGTCGTAACGATGAAGTGGATTACCAGACCTTGAAAATGTCCAAGAGCTTAGCGCGTGATATCGAATACGCCTTGGTTCTTAATTCTTCGAGCGCGTCTGGTGCTTCTGGGACTGCTCGACAGTTAAAGGGTGTTCTCGGATGGATCACTTCCAATGTGACGGCTCCTTCGGCAACAACTGTGGCATTGACGGAAGCTCTGTATAACACGAACTTGGCTGTGATCTGGAAAAACGGTGGTTATCCTACCGTTACGCTCGTTGGGGCGTATCAGAAACAGCAGATTTCAGGTTTCACTTCTAACGTCCGGCGTATTGAAGCGGAAGAAAAGAAACTTGTGAACTCTGTGGACGTGTACGAATCAGACTTCGGTATGATCATGGTGCGCCTGCATCACATCCTAAACGACAATGACCCCGGATATGTTGTGAATCTGGGTGTCATGGAACTTTGGGTGAAAGCATGGCTTCGTCCCGTAAACCGGATTGAACTAGCGAAGACTGGTTCATCTGATAAGTACAAAATTGAAGCTGAATTGACCCTTGAGGCACGGAACCAACTGGGTTCGGGTCTTATTACAGGTCTTTTCTACAGCTACAACTAATCCGTACCCCTCCGGAGTTGCTTTGCCGCCGCTCCGGAGGGCCCCGAAAGGGGAGAAAGTCAGTATGTTAATCAGTGCTAAGTATAAAAGCGACAAAGTTACTGCAACGCACGTTGAAAGAATTGACGAGCAGTCGGCTTATTGCCGGGATTTGGCCAAAGACCAGTCGAATGGCTTCACGAAAGACCGGAATATGCGCCGAATTGGATCTTTCCCAACTGTTACTCTTATGGAATATGACAGAACACATCCCGGTTGGTATACAAGGGCCTGTATCACGAAAGATTTTCAGGATAAACAGAAGGCTTGGAAGGAATTCCTTGATTCCGACTATGCGAAACCGTTCATGATGGTTGAAAAGATGAAGCACGGATGATCAATATTCTTGGATTTGTGAAATCGAAGTCAGGATGCGACTGGTATCGTGTCGAGCAGCCTCTTTTGAAGATTGCAGAAAATAAAGCGGCGCATGTTCGCTTCTTTAATAAGGGAGATGACATTGGATGGTTCGGAACCGATGAAGCGGCCCGTAAAATCGAGGGAATGTTTGAGTGGGCTGACATTATTTTTATTCCCCGTTTGATTGAGGGACGATTGATTGATGTTATGTCGACATTCCGGCAGAGTTTTGGAAAAAAAGTGGTTACGGACTGGGATGATGACATTTTTCACGTTAATCCGCTATCTCCGAGTTATCGGCAGTTCGGAACTGAGGAAATTCGGTGGAAAATGGAAGATGGGACATGGCTGGATGGCTGGATTGATGGAAAGAACATTGATTTAGCTAAGAACAGGGCACAACTAGCGGCTATGACGGACGGAATTAAGTTTTCTGACGCTTTTATTGTAACCGGAGAAGGTTTGAAACGAGTTTATGCCCCTTATCACGATAATATTCACATTTGTCCGAATTCGATTGATTTAAAGCTCTGGAAGAAGATGCCGCTGAGGTCTCACGAAGGGGTTCGTATGGGTTGGTTTGGTGGCAACTCTCATTATGAGGATTGGCGGGCTATTCTGGCTCCTGTTATGCGGAACTTCATGGCGACTCATCCTGACGTTACGATGATAGTTATGGGCGAAAAATGGTCCAGTCTTTTTGATGGGATTGATGAAAAGCGCGTGGAATGGCATCCGTGGGTTCATATTGAAGCCTATCCTTATAAAGCGGCTCTTTTGGATCTTGATTTTGCAGTCATTCCGCTCGTCGATGACGATTTCAATAATGGGAAGAGTGTGGTTAAGTGGCTTGAGATGGGAGCTTTGGAAGTTCCCAGCGTGACTTCTTTTGTTGAGCCTTATAACAAGCTCAATGATCTAGTTTCTGATAATGGCTTGTTCGTGGAAAATAACAGTCCTTCGGGGTGGTATGAAGCCATGGACAAAATGGCGAAAGACGAAAAACTTCGGAAGCGAATGGGCGTTGCGGCACGGCAAACGGTCGAGCGATTTTATAATGCTGATGAAACATGGAAAGAGTGGTTGAGAGTGTTTGAAGATATTGCATCGAAGAAAATGACCAAAGATACAATTTCGCTGGGAGTTGCTTGATGGCCGCTCCGGTTTCTCCAACATTAGCAAGTATTGTGACGGAAGGACTGCGGCAGGCGCGCATCTTCAGCCCGACTCAATCACAGATTACGCTTTATTCTGGTGATCCGATGGAGCAGTTGAAGAATACGCTTTGGACAAATATTAAGCAGGCAAAGCCATTAATGACATTCTCCTATCTGGTTTTGGTGCCGGGTCAATCGAGATACAGTTGTCCTCAAGATTTTTCATCTGATATGACCATGGTGATTTTGACAGGTCTTTATACGGGGAATGTGGTTTCAGCCACAGCTAACACGTTGACGGTTTCGACGATTCCGAATGGTGTTTATGACATCAACCAAGTTTTAGGAGAGGATCTTGCTATTACCGGGGGGACAGCCTCGGCATCCGTTTCTCAGATTATTGGACTCGTCAATAATAATGATGGGACTCAGACATTGACGGTTTATCCAAATTTTCAAGGAACCCCTGATGCGACATCGTCTTACATGATTGTTGATAACCAATATCCTGTTGAAGCGGATCATATTGCCAATTATGACCGATTCCGATCCTCTGAGTTAAATCGTCCCCGCAAGTTCTATTCGATGGGTGATGAGGATTATGATGAATTCATTTTTGATTGTGCGCCTGACAACGTTTTCGTTTATGTGGTTCGGATGCGTTATTTCGTGAATGTGATGACTCTTGATTTAGCATCTCAGCTTATGAGTACGCTTTATCTGAAATTTAGAGATTATTTCATTCAGGGTATTCGGGCTCGCGTCTTAGCTGACAATATGGACGATGAGGCTCCAGCGGCTGAACAGACTCGGGATCGTAAGCTTCAAGAACTGATTATGTCTCAGCAATATGGGACCGATATTCATACTCTTAGACAGCATGTGGAGGATTACGTGTGAGCGCCATTATTGAATTACCCGCTGCAACAACCGGGCAAACGATTTATGCCACGATTCATAATAATCTGGGTCAGTATTGGAATGGCACCACTTTTGAGAATTTTACAGCCGCAAACTGGTCGAATTATGTGAATACGGTTACGGAAGATCGATCTGGTGGCTCTGGAACAGGCTATTACAAAGGGACTTTTCCATCTGGGATCTCGGCAGGTAAGTATAGCGAAGCTTTTTATCAGCAGGGTGGGGGGTCTCCGGCGATCGGGGATATCAATATCGGGAGCAATACGATTTACTGGAATGGAACAATTGAGGAGCAGGGAATTGGAATTGTAGTGGCGGCGACCCCTGTGACTCTTGCGGCGAGTCAGCCGTCCCTTAATATTGGGACTGTTTCGACTGTCAATAATATTGGCGCAACTGGTCTTGCCAACATTCAGGCTCAATTGCAGACTCTTTTAAATGCTACCGCTATGCCGGAATTGACAGGGATTCCATCAGCAACACCAACGATATTCCAGGCTCTTATGTTGGCTTATATGGCGATGCGTAGTGCTCATACAGCCACGGCTAGTATTGAAACGGTCTATAACAGCAGTGGAATGCCTATAACTACAGCGGCATTGTCTGACGATGGAACTACATTTACGAAGGCGAAATTTCAATAATGGCGATTAATACCGCAGAACGCAGGCGATCCGCTCTTGATTTTGGGAAAGGCACACGTGGAACAGGGATGCATATCCCTTCTAGAAGCATTAAAGTGGGAGCGCGGGCCCATATCTTGAATCTGTATGGTGGAATTACGCCTGTTCCAACACCTTCTTATAACTGGCGCAATCGGAATATTGTTTCGAGTTCATGGGTGAGTAAGATACCTCCTCCGGATAGCAGTACGCAGGAGATTTGATGGGCTACGCAGGAATTCAATTTCGGATGCCATTGACGGACACTGGGTTTCGAGATGACCGAAACACTCAGCTTTTGCCTCCCACCGCGCTTTTACAACCTTCTGCGAATCTTAATTATCATGAGAATGGATTGTCTAAGCGCGGTGGGACGGTTATTCAGATTGATAATCCTGGCGGTGCGATTCCCATTTCTTTTGGTCAAGGATTATTTCAGTTCTATACGCCATCGCTTCAAAGAACAGTTTTTGCCAGTTCGGGATCTGTCTATAACGGAAGTTATTCAAACAAAATCAGTAATGATGTGATAATGTCAACTCAGAATTATGTTAGTTTTGTTCAGACTTCTAAATATGTATTTTGGGCTGACGGTCAAAGTAATCCTCAGTATTGGGATGGCATTGCAGCGTCATCAATTTCGGTGACTGCTCCTTCTTCATGGACAGGAAATATGCCGTTTCAAATGGTCAGTCATACGCGTGCTGGTTCGGGGGCTGGGGATAGACTTTGGGCCGTTACCCCGGATGCTTTGTGGTATTCCGAATTAAATACGCCAATAGATTTTAATGATGGTGATGCTGGATCTATTCCGATTGATTCTATTGGTGGTCTTGTTGGAGCGGTTGATTTAGGTGGTCAACTTTTTGCTTTCTCTCGGACTCAAACTTTTCTTATTAATGATACTGGGACCATTGAGACATGGGGTTATAACAATGCTAT